ATGGCCGGAGTGACGGTGGTCCGTTCAAGTCCTTCGGCGAACAGCTCAGGAGCATTGCACAGGCCGGAACGCCTGGGGGTCAGATTGATGGAAGGCTGTTTGAGGTCCGCGCCACCGGCCTGAACGAAAGCGTTCCGTCCGAGGGCGGCTTCCTGGTCCAGACGGACTTCTCCAACGAGCTGCTCCAGCAGGTCTTCCAGACCGGAATCCTGGCGCCGCGCTGCCGGAGGATCACGATCAGCGGGAATGCCAACGGGATCAAGATCAACGGCGTGGACGAGACATCCCGCGCCTCGACCCGGTCCGGCGGCATCCTGGGATACTGGAAGAACGAGGCCGCGCAGAAGACCTCCAGCAAGCCTGCGTTCCGCCAGATCGAGTTGAACCTGCACAAGCTGATCGGCCTCTGCTACGCGACGGACGAGCTGCTGGCGGACGCGGTCGCCCTCGAAGCGTTCATCCGCGAGGCCTTCGCCGCCGAGTTCGGCTTCCTCCTGGATGACGCGATCATCCGGGGGACCGGATCGGGCCAGCCGCTCGGCATCTTGAACAGCGGCTGCCTGGTCACCGTGTCGAAGCAGACCGGGCAGACCGCGGACACCGTGGTCTGGGAAAACGTCGTGGACATGTACGCGCGGCTGTTCGCGCAGTCACGGCCCAACGCGGTCTGGCTGGTCAACCAGCAGGTGGAGCCGCAGCTCATGAAGATGGCCATGGCCGTCGGCACGGGCGGCGTCCCGGTCTACATGCCCGCGGGCGGGGCCTCGCAGTCGCCCTATGCGACGCTCTTCGGCCGCCCGGTCATCGCCTGCGAGCAGTGTTCGGCGCTGGGCGATGTCGGCGACATCATCTTCGCGGACTTCGGCGGCTACATCCTGGCCGAGAAGGGCGGGATCGAGAGCGCGATGTCGATCCATGTGAAGTTCGACTACGACGAATCGGTGTTCCGCTTCGTCCTGCGAGTGGACGGACAGCCGGTCCGGGCCTCGGCCCTGACCCCGTACAAGGGCGGGAGCGGAGCGACGCTTTCGCACTTCGTCACCCTGGCGGCCCGATAACCTTAACCATCAAGGCCGGGGTTTCGGCCCCGGCACCTCAAAAGGAGGACAGAAATGAATTTCTCACCCGAAACATTCAACATCGTTCAGTGCCTTGCCCCGGCCGCCGCGAGCGTGACGGAGGCGTCCGTTCAGCCCGTTTATCTCGGCAATGCCAACGGGGTGCTTTTCATCATCCAGCACGCCGGGACCAACGACAACGACATGACCTTCACCGTCCACGAGGGTGCGACGGAGGCGGAGGCGCTCGCCGGGACCTATGCGATCTCCGCGACCTTCCCGATCTGGGTCAACTCGGCGACGGCGACCAATGACAAGCTAACGCGCCAGACGGATGCGGCGAGCTATCTGCTGGACAGCGACGCCGGCGGGACCTACCTGATCGCGATCTACATTCCCGCGGCGATCCTGACCAGCGGACGCGATTGGGTGTCCCTGGGGTTCGATGCGGGCCATGCGTCCAACTTCATCAGCGCGATCTCCATCACGGACCAGATTCGCTACAAGCAGGCGACTCCCCCGACGGTGGTTGCCTAAACCCTGACTGGCCCGGACGCTGAACGGCGTCCGGGCCATCTCCAAAGGAGGAAAACATGCCCAGACACTACAATCAGTCAACCAGGGACGTCATCCGGGACCTGACCATCGGGATGCACGTCAAGACAACGGATTCGGTTCTCACGAAAACGCACTTCACCGCGACGACGCAGACGGAGCTGTTCACGATCGTCGGCTGCATCGCGGTCAAGATGCTCTATATCGAACTGACTTCGGCCGCGGATGCCAACGCCACCGTCGTCAAGTACCGGGCGACATTCACGACCCCGGTCATTGCGGTCGCGGACATGTGCGGCAACTCCGGAAGCATCGCGAACCTTGCGGCGCACCGGAAGATCGTGTGGGTGGGCGGCGCGGTGGCCACGGCGGCAGTATTGACGGCATCCGCCGGGATCAATGATGTCGAGGCGGCAGGGAAGCTGCACATCCTCGGCGGAGAGACGGCGGCCGGGGCGAACACCGTGGGGACCATCGGCATGCTGGCATCCACGGCAAGCCAGGCCGGGACCATCACGGCGACCGCGCACCTGTTCTATATCGGGCTTTCGGACGGGGCCTACGCGGAGGCGCTGCTGTAACGGGGGTGCATCATGACAGTCTGTCTCGAAACGATCATTCAGCGGTGGAACGGGCAGGACGGCGATCAGGTCACGATCACCGACGCCCGTGAAGGCTCGACCTTCCATGCCGTCGACACGGGGAGGAAGTACGTCTTCCACGACGGCGGCTGGGTCGAGGATCTGCGCGACATCTATGTTGTCCAACACGTTTAGACCAACAGGAGGAAATGAACATGTACGGTAAAACAAGAGCTGGAATCGGACTTCCGTCGCTCTGCGATGCTGAAGGAATCCTGCTTGTGCGGCCCGGCCTCGAAGACGCGGCCCTTGAGGGGCGTCTTTTCGGGGTCTGCAACCAGGCGGCCGTGGCGACCACGGCGGCCCTAACCGGAACCTGGACGGGGCTTTGCGTTTCAAACCCCTCGGCATCCGGAAAGAACATGATCCTGCACGAGTTCGGCTTCTCGCAGACCGTCGCCGCATCGGCGGATGGCGCGGTCGGGATCATGACCTGCACCATTGCCGCACCCGCTTCCAACGTGACGATCTACAACCAGAAGCTCGGCGGCGCAAGCTCGTCCATGATTGCGGATGACGGCGCGACGATCGTCGGCGGAGTCCTTCAGCGGGTGTTCGGCGCAATCGGGACCCTGGCGGTCACGGGTTACGGCACGGGATCGCTTTTCGCGTACAAGGCGGGCGGCTCGATCGTCATCCCTCCGGGGTACACGATCGGCACCTACACGACCAAGGCGACCACGGCAAGCCTGATCTTCTACTTCGTCTGGGAAGAGCTCGCCGTTTAACGGGCATTGAAAGGCATCGGGGCGGGCGGTTGACGCCCCGAACAGTCCTTCCCGGAGGATGTGGAAATGACAGCTGGCGAGCCATTTTTGACTTGGAACCTCTTCGCGACGGCGATCGGCATACCCGCTCTTGGCTGGTGGCTGTCGAACCTGATCAAGAAACGCGATGACCTAGCGCAGGAGAACATGCGGATGTGGCAGGAGGGTGCAAAGCAAAGGTCTGATAATATGTGCGCCAAAATTGAGGGCCTTGACCGGCGTGTCATCGCGCTCCGTGCGGACCTGTCAAACAAGGTGGACAATCACATCTGCGACAAACAGCATAGTGAAGTCGAGCGGAAGATTGAGAAGATTGAGTCGAAGATCAAGGTGTGGACGTGATGGCAAGCCGTAGTCCATTGGCCCTTACACCGGAAATGCGGGAACTGTACAAGCAGTTCTGCGCGGAGATGGACAAGGCGGGCATCTCCTGGATTTTGACCTGCACGAGGCGGACGCAGGCCGACCAGGACGAGCTTTACGCCAGGGGGCGAAGCAAGCCGGGGCAGATCGTCACATGGACGCGGAAGTCAAAGCACATCGACGGCGAGGCCTTCGACATCTGCATCCTGAAGAACGGAAAACTTTGCTGGGACATATCGAACGGGGACTGGAAGAAGGCCGGCGAGATCGGCCGGAAGCTCGGGCTGGACTGGGGAGGCTCCTGGACGCGCAACAAGGACTATCCGCATTTTCAGTACAGAAAGCCGAAGGTGGTGGAGACATGAAAAGACTGATTTGCATCTTGATGGTCCTTACCCTGCTGCCGTTTTTTCAGGCCTGCCAGCCCACGGCCGCCATGCTTGACGCGGAGCGGGATTACTACCGGTACAATGCGGAGATCATGAAAGCGCGCTCCGTTCCTAACAAGCCGCTCCTCGAGATCAAGGCGATGGATCCGAAGAAGGACATGGTCTTTTCCAACGTCGCCTCGATTGTCGTCTACGCGCCTCCGCAGCAGGGTGAGCAGGTTTTCATCCCGCAATTCCGCCAGGTAGACTATTCCGAAAAATGGATTCCGGCCGT